AACCGTTTTGGTGGGTATTTTTATTGCTTGCCGCCTTTGTGGATTACGAAAAATAAGGAAAGCCAATGACATCCAAAAAACAAGATTTAGTCACCGTCATCGCCACCCGTGCCAAAGCTATCGACTTCTGGTCGTTTATGCATTATTTACCCAACCCTGATCCTGTTTTGAAAAAAATGGGCAAGGACATTTCGGCTTACCGCGAAATCCTATCCGACAGCCACGTGGGTGGCTGTGTGCGCCGCAGAAAAGCGGCAATCAAGGGGCTTGAATGGCGCATTACGCCAACCGGTAATGAAAAAACAGACGAGATTTTGACCGCACTTTTCGACCGCTTGCCGGTGAGCCAAATCATCAACCAAATTTTAGATGCTACCCTGTTTGGCTACCAAGCCTTGGAAGTCATGTGGGAAAACCAAAACGGCTTATTATTGCCTGTTGCCGTGGTGGGGAAACCGCAGGAATGGTTTGTGTTCGATGAAGAAAACCGTTTAATGCTCCGCACCAAAGATAACCGCAACGGCGACCTTGTTCCGGAAAAGAAATTCCTGCTTGCGACGCAACAAGCGGACTATATGAACCCTTATGGTCGAGCCGACCTTGCTATGTGCTTTTGGGCGGCGACCTTCAAGAAAGGTGGCTTTAAATTTTGGCTGGAGTTCATGGAAAAATACGGCTCGCCTTGGCTGGTAGGTAAACACCCTCGCCAAGCGCAGGTACATGAAATTAATGAACTGTTGACCAGCATGGAAGAAATGCTCGGCACTGCCGTGGCGGCAATCCCAGAAGATAGCTCCATTTCCATGTTGGAAAGTGCAAGTAAAAGCGGGTCATCACAAGTGTTTGATGATTTTCTGCGTTACTGCAAGTCTGAAATTGCTATTGCGTTATTAGGGCAAAACCAAACCACCGAAGCGGAAGCCAATCGTGCGAGTGCAACCGCAGGCTTGGAAGTGACACTTGACATTCGCGATGACGACGCAAGCCTTGTGGAAGGCGTATTCAATCAATTATTGGTGTGGATTTGCGAGCTGAATTTTAGTGTAGAAACCTTGCCGACCTTTGATTTGTACGAACAGGAAAGCATTGATAAACTCCAAGCAGAACGTGACGGCTTACTGGTGGGCTTGGGCGTGCAATTTACCGAACAATACTTAATGCGTACCTACGGCTTTGAAGAAGGCGACATTGTGGTGCAAGAAATCTCCCCTACCCCCTCTTTACAAAAGAGGGGGACAGCTAAAGTGGATTTTGCCGAGCCGATACCGAAATCTATCGTGGACAGTATTGGTGAGCAGTTGGAAGTCGAAGGCGAACCGTTCGTGGAGGAATGGCTACAAACCATCAAAGACCAACTTTCACAGGCAGAAAGCCTGGAAGACTTCCGTCATCAGCTCGACAGTTTAATTCCTGAATTGAGTTTCGCCGAATATGGCAAGGTGATGGCGTGGGCATCAACTACCGCGCATTTTGCCGGTCGTCAATCCGTAGAAGATGAGCGCAAATAATGAGCAAGTTCACTTTTGAAGAGCAGGTCAAATATTTTGAGAAGAAACTCAATTTACCGACCAATAGTTATTTAGACGTGCTGGGCGAAGAACATGATTATTTCTTCATGGTCGCCGGGGCGAATCGTAACGAAGTGCTTACAGCGTTTCGCGAAGCGGTGGATGAAGCGATTCAAAACGGCGAAACCCTTGAAGGTTTCCGTAAGCGCTTTGACGAGATTGTGGCAAATACCGGCTGGCAATATAACGGAGGTCGCAACTGGCGCACACGGATTATTTACGACACCAACGTTTATGGTGCATATAACCGTGGGCGTTTAAAACAACACTTAGACTTGGTGGATGTATTGCCTTATTGGGAATATCATCACCATGATAATGAACATCCACGCGAAGAACATATTGCGTTAGATGGCACAATTCTGCCGGCTACAGATCCGTTTTGGCGCTATTATTACCCAATCAAAGCGTACGGTTGCCACTGCACTGTATCAGCGCATGATGAAGACGACTTAGCCGAAATGGGTAAAACCGTGAGCCAATCGCCTGAAATCGAATGGGAAGAAAAACTGGTGGGCGTGCGTTCCGGCAATCCGCGCACAGTACGTGTGCCGAAAGGCTATGATGTGGGTTTTGCGCCCTACAACTTTGAGCGACTAACGCAATCCCGAGATGTGGATGTGGACAAGTTGTTATTACAAAAAATGACAACCGCCGAGCCGCATTTAGCGAGCCTATTAATTGATGATGTATTGAAAAACCCAAAAGCCATGGTGCTATTAAACGGCGCGATGAAAGACATGGTCGATACAGTCAGTCAGCAAAAAATCGCACGTGGCAACATGAAATACGTGGGCGTGATTCCGGAAAACGTGATCACCAAATTAGACAATTTGGATAAAGCCCCACAAAGTGCGGTGATTGCGGTGCGTGATGATGACGTATTGCATGCACTACGCGACAGCAAACAAGCCAAGGGAATCAGCCTGCCTGTAGAGTTTTGGGAACAGTTGCCAGAAAAGCTACGCCATCCGAAGGCGATTTTATTGGACGACCAACAAAAACAACCGACCCTGTTATTCGTCTATGAAACCGAACAAGGTAAAGTGGCGGTTAAAATGGACTATGAAATCAAGCTAAAAGACGTGTTGAGCGGTAAGAAACTACCACATAAATTGAACATGGTCAGAACAGCAAGTCGTTTAGAAGATTTAAGCGCATTAGGACGTTTTGAAGTGTTATATGGAGAATTGTGATTATTGCGGTGGTTTGCCTGATTCGAACAGGATAATGCGGGCTTATGCCAAGCAACCTTTCCAGTAGGAAACCCCCACCGCAAGATCACTATACCCCCGCACGAAATTTAAATCAAGAGAAAACCTATGTTAAAGATCACCCTTAACGACAATCAGGCAATTCAGAAGCTCACCGGAATTGCGAGCCAACTGCAACACCCGCGCAAACTTTATGGCTTGTTGGGCGAAACCTTGAAGAAAATTCATGCGGCACGCTTTGAAGCGGAAGTTGAACCGACAGGCAAACGCTGGCAAGCGCTTTCACCACGTACTAAAGCGTTGAAAGCAAAGCGTGGTAAAAGTACAAAGATTTTACGGCAAGATGGCTACCTTGCAGATCGTACGGCGTATAATTACGATGACAAAGGGGTGGAGTTCGGCAGTGACGCAAAGTATGCCCGTTTGCACCAATTTGGTGGTAATGCTGGGCGCGGTAAGAAAGTGAAAATTCCTGCGCGTCCATGGTTGGGAGTGAATGCTCAAGACGAACAAAAGCTTCTGAAAAAAGCCACCGCACTTTTGCAACGTCAAATTAACCAAAATTTGAAATAAATCCTAAAAATCAAAATAACGCCACAAATTCGCACTGTGGCGTTTAAATCTAAAAATAATACGATTTATCGTCTCAAAAAATTTAAATCGAATTTAAGCGATTTGAACCGCATTTAAAGCGTTTTAAATTTCAATATAAAGTGTAATTTGCTTTTAGTCCCAACTTTCCCTTCAAAACCTTTAAAGCAGTTTAAAATCCAAACTCATCTTTTCCCTCTATGCTAACGGTATTCAAACGAGGATACCTTATGCAACTAATCGAAATTTTCAAAGCAGGCAAACGCACCGACGCAAACGGCGTGGAAGTGGAAATCACTACAGCTGATTTACAACAAGCCGTTGATGCCTACAACATCAATTTTCACGAATCACCTGCCGTTATTGGACACCCTAAACACAATGCGCCCGCTTATGGTTGGGTAAAACGTCTTGAACTGGATGGCGATGTACTTAAAGCCGAATTCGACCAAATCGACCCAGAATTTGCAGAGATGGTCGAAAAAGGCCGCTTCAAGAAAATTTCTTCTTCTTTCTATCTTGCCGACAGTCCGAACAATCCTTGCCCGGGTAACTTGTATCTACGCCATGTCGGCTTTTTAGGTGCAATGCCACCTGCCGTGAAAGGCCTACGCAATCCGGAATTCGCCGACAACGAACAAGGCGTGGTGGATTTTTCCGATTGGGCGGAGGCAAGCCTTTGGCGACGATTGCGGGATTGGATTATCGGCACGCACGGACAGGAAGAAGCGGACAAAGCCGTGCCGGATTATTTAGTAGCAAGCGTGCAGGAAGAATCCATTCGCAATGATTTAAAGCGGTATCAACAAGACGAAACAGGTGTTCCAATGCCTAGTTTTAATGAACCCAATCAACCTTCAGAACCACAAGGAGAACCTGAAATGACAGCTGAAAAAATCGAACAGCTCAAGGCAGAAAACCAACAGTTGAAAGCCGAAAAAGCTGAAGCATTACTAAATCAAGCCAAAGCCGACAATGCCGACTTTGCCGAAGGTTTAGTCAAGGCGGGCAAACTTGCCCCGGTGGCAAAACAACAAGCCATTGATTTATTAAATTACGGCTCGACTACTGCCGCAGGTGGCGTGGTTGAGTTTGGTGAAGGTGAAAACCTGCACGGCAAAATCAAAGCGTTTTTGGAAGCTCAGCCGCAAATTGTGGAATTTGGCGAAGTGGCAACCAAAGACAAAGCCGCAGGCGCAGAAGACGGCACGGTGCAATATGCTGAAGGCACGTCACCTGAAGCCATCGACATGGACAAAAAAGTCCGTGCTTACATGAAAGAACACAATGTGGGCTATGTGGCCGCATTTAACGCAGTCAATCAATAAAGGAGCAAATCAATGACTGATTTATCAAAACAACGCGTCGTTGACCCGGTATTAACCGAACTCGCGCAAGGCTATTACAACGGCAATATGATTTCCGAGGTGTTATTCCCGGTTGCCGAAACGCAAAAAGAAGGCGGCAAAATCCCGACATTCGGCCGTTTGGCGTTCCGTTTACAAACCACTAAACGCGAACTCCGCGCAAAATCAAACCGTTTGACACCGGAAGATATTGGTTCATTGACCGTCGTTTTAGAAGAAAACGACATTGAATATCCGATTGATATTCGTGAAGTCAATGAAACCGAAGGTGTATATCCATTGCGTCAATATGCTACCGGTGTTACTCAAGATGTGATTGCGCTTGGTCGTGAAAAGGCTTGTGCTGATTTAGCACTAAACGAAGCCAATTATGAACAAACCAATAAAATCACGTTGAGCGGTACATCTCAATTCACCGACGCAGGTTCTGACCCTATCGGCGTAATTAAAACCGGTATTCGCGCCATTAAACGCACTACCGGTCGCAAGCCGAATGTATGCGCGATTTCAGGTGATGTATGGGAAGTGTTGAGCGAACACCCGAAAGTATTAGAAAAAATCAAATACGTGGCTACCGCAGTTTTAACACCGGAAGACTTTGCAAAACTCATCAAAGTTGATCGTGTTGTGGTTGGTGAAGCCGTGCACGAAGAAAGCGGTGAGTTGAAAGATATTTGGTCGAAAGCGATTGTGTTGGCTTATGTTGCGCCGGCATCAAAAGAACAAAAACAAAATATCTACGAGCCATCATTTGGTTATACCGTACGCCGTAAAAACGGCTTGTATGTGGATACCTACCCCGAAGTGGGCGGTAAAGTTGAAATTGTTCGCACTACCGACATCAACAAACCGTACATTGTGGGTAAGGCTGCCGGTTACTTAATCAAAGGCTGTATTTAAACCCAATTTAAACCGCATTTAAACCTGTTTTAAGTGCGGTTGATTTTGACCTTATTTTTTAGGAGATAACCATGTCCGAAACACAAAAAAAAGCGTATTTGGTAGCCGCCGCGATAGCAATTTTGCACAACGGTAAACGCTACGAGCAAGGAGACAAAATCGAACTGACCGATGAAGAAGCGGAAAAAAATTCGCTTTACATTGTATTAGACGACACCGAAGCAGAACGCCAACAAGCTGAAGCGGAAGCCGAAAAACAACGTTTAGCGGCAGAAGAAGCCGCTGAAAAGGCGGCGCAAGAAGCGGCTGAAAAGGAAGCGAAGGCAAAAGCCGAAGCGGAGAAAAAAGCGCAGGAAGCAGCTAAAAAACGCGGTCAGGCTGACAAAGTCGTCCAAGATAACAAAGATAAGGACGAGCAATAATGTACATCTCGGCACAAGATTTAACGGAAGTGATGAGTGAAAGCACTCTCATCGCCTTATCTAACGACACATCACGCGCAACGGAAGCAGATCAAGCCGTGCTTACCAAAGCCTGCGCTTACGCCACGGAAATCGTGGACGGCTATTTGCGTTCGCGTTATGTGTTGCCGTTAAGCCAAGTGCCGACCCTTGTACGCAATATCTGTTTGCAACTGGCGCGTTTTTGGTTGTATTCACGCCGACCGGAAGGCAAGGGCTTTCCGGATAATGTGAAGGAAACCCACACACAAGCCTTGAAGGATTTGGAACGGATTCAAAACGGCAAGTTACACCTTGGTTTAACCGAACTAGGCTCAGCCCAAGACGACAACCTGCCGTCCGCCCTTAAATTCAAAACAAAGGCTCCGCAGAAACTGGATTTATCAGGATATTAATATGAGTGCCACTCTCCCGATTTTAGACAGCATCCGCAAGCGGATTGAAGACAAAACGGAACAGTTCAGCATTGAATTATTTCCTGATGATTTAGAACACTACAACCTCACCGACGAATTCGGTGCGGTGTTGGTGCAGTATGCCGGCTCGAAGTTTGAAAGCATTGACAGCGTGGACATTATCCAACAACGCCGCGTGGTAATGATTGCTCTTACGGTAATCGCCCGTAGTCAGCATGACGACCACGGTGCGGTGGATATGTTGGATAAAATTCGCCTGGCCGTAGTGGGCTTTAAGCCGACCAACTGTACCGCCTGTAGTTTGGTCAGTGAGGAGTTCGCCGGTGAAGCGGACGGACTTTGGCAATATCAGCTGATGGTGCAAACCGAAACATGGCAAGTGGAACTGCGCGAGCTCGAAAATTTACCTAAATTTACCACCGCACTTTATCGCCGTGCGGGCAACTCTAAACCTAATCAACCCTAGGAGATAACTATGGCATTTCATCATGGGACGAAAACGACACGCGTGGCAGGTGGTTCTGTTGCGGTGGAAACTGTGGACGGTGCGATTATCGGTATCGTCGGCACAGCTCCAATCGGCGCAGTAAATGAGCTTACTGTGTGCCAAACAACCAAAGACTTTTCGCAATTCGGTGTGATCTTAGATAAAGGCTTCACACTGCCGGATGCTTTTGATGTATTAGCTCGCTATAAAGCCGGCAAGGTGTATGTGGTCAACGTATTAGACCCGACCAAACACAAAACTAACGTCACCGACGAAACTTTAACCCAAGATAGCAACACATTACGCGCGCAGACCGCACATACTGGCTTATTGAATTTAGTCTTAACTGCCGATCACACTTTAACTGAAGGCACGGATTATGTAGTGGATATGCAAACTGGTGAAATCACGCTAAAAGCCCGCCATGAAACCTTAAAAGCCACCTATGACTATGCAGACCCAAGCAAAGTCACCGAAGAAGACATTAAAGGCGGCATTGATTCAGCGACCGGCAAACGCAAAGGCTTTGAGTTATTGCGTGATGGCTTCAACTTATTCGGTGCGGATGCAAAAATTCTGATTTGCCCAGAATTCGACAAAACCGCAAGTTGTGCGGCGGCATTAGGCACATTAGCAGTACAGTTAAAAGCGGTGGCTTATGTGCAACTGCCGAAAGGCGCAAGCCTTTCCAAAGCGATTCAGGGACGTGGTCCGTTAGGTACAATTAACGCCTCTGCCAGCTCCGAACGTGTGCGACATTTCTTCCCGTACGCTATCGGCTCAAATAATACGCTGGAAAGTTTAGCCGTTCACGCGGCGGGTTTGCGTATGAAAACTGACACCGAACATGGTTACTGGTTCTCTACGTCTAACCGCGAATTACAAGGCGTTATTGGCATGGAAGTGAAACTCACCGCACGTGTGGACGATGAGCAATCGGAAACCAACCAACTAAATGCCGTGGGTATCACTACCATTTTCAACAGTTTCGGTACAGGCTTCCGTTTGTGGGGTAACCGCTCAAGCAATTACCCGACCGTGACCCATATCATCAATTTTGAAACAGCGTTGCGCACCGGTGACTTAATCGACGAAAGCATTCGCCGCACCGAATTGCAATATATCGACCGCCCAATTGATGAGGCATTGATTGATAGCCTCACCGAAACTGTGGACACTTATTTGCGTGCATTGCCGTCTATCGTGGGTTATAGCGTCAGCCTTGACCATGATTACGACTTGGTGGATGAATTCAGCAAAGGCCATGTGCCGTTAGTCTATGACTACACGCCAAAAATCCCAGCGGAATTGATTTCCAATAAATCCGTGATGACCCGTAAATACTTAGTGAACTTGGTTTCACAAAGATAGGAGTAAGAAACGATGAGTATTTCAATTAACCAAATTGTGAATGCCAATGTGTACACCAACGGTGTCAGCCAAATGGGGCGCGCCAATGAGGTGAAAATTCCCGATATTGAATTTGAAAAAATTGAACATAAAGGCTTGGGTTTGCATGGTGCAATTAAGCTTCCGGCAGGAACAAATGCTATTGAAGCGGAAATTACTTGGGATAGTTTCTATCCTGAAGTGCGCTCCTTGCTATTAAACCCTTATAAAAACACGCAGTTGATGATTCGCTCAAACCTTCAAGTGTTTGATTCTCGAGGTTTAGCTGCGGAAGAACCGATGGTGACCATTATGAACGTGTCTGCCAGCAAAATCGGCGGGACAGGTCATAAGAATAAGGAAAACTCAGAATTTGCCGATACGGTTGATGTTTATTCCATTAAACAAACCGTGGCAGGTAAAGAGATTTTATTTGTTGATGTGCTTGCCAATATCTACCGTGTCAACGGTCAGGATATTCTGCAAAAATACCGCACCAATATCGGTCAATAAAGGATTAAAAACCTTTAAACGCCTTTAAAATCAATAAAACGGCTAATGCGATATTCTCCTTTGTGAACATTAAACAATGCACTCACAAAGGAGTTTTTTTATGTCTGAAACTATTCTCACCCTTGATTTCCCGATTCAAGATGGGCAAGGCAACACCCTCACCGAATTAAAAATCCGTCGTCCGAAAGTACGCGATATTCGCAAAATGACCGGTAAAACCGAAGCGGAACAAAGCGTAAGCTTATTGGCTATTGTGACCAACTTAGTCCCCGAAGATATTGATGAGATGGATATGGCGGACTTCCAACGCGCCGCGAAAATCATTGAGCAAATGCAAAAGGGAAAGTAAGCGCGGAAAGCCTGAATGCGGCATTGGCTGATTTAGCCTTTTGGTTCGGTTTCCAACCAAGCGAATTGGAAGATATGACCTTGGACGAAGTGGAATGTTGGCTGGAACAAGCCAACCGACAAATAAAAGCCAAATACACAAAAGCCGCTATTTAAGCGGCTTTGTTTTTAATGTCTGAACAGCGTTTGGGCGGTGGTGAAAATCCCTGTTAGGGAGGTGATGGCGACTTTCCCAGCAAAGGCAAGCAAAGCACCGATTAATGCCCACGGCAACATAAATAAAAAGGCGGATAACCCGACAGAAACCCAGTTTAGGTCGTTGTTTTGGGTATAGAACGATAAGAAGTGGTAAAGGCTATATCCATAACCGCCAAAGGCAAATAAAAACACCACGGCTTGCACACTCTCCACCAGTTTTTCAGTTTTCATTTTCACCTCCTTATAAATCAAACGGGACTATAAACGATGTCGAATAAATTAGCAATCGGTTTAGTGATCACAGCGGGCGTAAGCGGTGCGATTAAAGGCATTCGTTCTGTTTGCAGTAGTTTTAAGATCTTACAAGACCAAAGCCTTAGCACCACCAAGAAAATGGGGGCGTTGGCAAAAACGGGGCTTGCGGGCTTTAGCACCCTTGCGTCTTCTGCCACGGCTGTGATGGGTTCTATTCGCGGACTTGCCGACCCGGCAATCAAGTTTGAAAGTGCTATGGCGGATGTGCGCAAAGTAGTGGATTTCGATACGCCCGAACAATTCAAAGAAATGGGCAACGACATTTTGAAACTGACCCGCACTATCCCAATGGCAGGTGAGGAAATCGCCGCTATCGTTGCCGCAGGCGGTCAATCAGGTGTTGCACGGGAGAATCTATTAGGCTATGCCAAAGATGCGGCGACCATGGGCGTTGCGTTCGATATGGCGGCGGGTGATGCCGGTGAAGCCATGGCAACTATGGCAAACGTACTCGGCAAACCGATTACCGAAATGGCGCAATTCGGTGACGTCATCAACCACCTATCCGATAATGCCAATTCAAAAGCGAAGGATATTGTTAATGTCATCACACGTGTGGGTTCCGACACAAGAATGCTCGGACTATCCGAGAATCAAGCCGCCGCACTTGGTTCCACTTTCCTTTCCATGGGTAAGGCTCCTGAGCTCGCCGCACAGGCGGTAAAAGGGATGTCATCAGCATTCCTGCAACTCAAAGCAGGCGCACACGAGAAAGAATTAAAACAGCTCGGCTTTACGACAAAAAGTTTCGCGGCGGCAATGAACAAGGACGCACAAGGCGCGATTTCCTCTTTCATTGAGAAAGTGAAGAAAATGCCGAAGGATAAGCAATATCCGCTCCTTGCCAAAGTGTTCGGTAAACAATATGCCGATGATGTGTTGCTGTTGGCGCAAAACACCGGGGAATACAACCGTCAGTTGAGTTTGTTGCAAGAAACCGATGCAAACGGTAACTTGAAATATATTGGCTCCATGCAACGTGAGTTTGAAAACCGCAGTAATACTACGGAAAACAAGCTCACCAAGCTAAAAAATAGTCTCACCGAAATCGCTGAAAAAATTGGCAGGGCATTTTTACCGGTGATCACGTCTTTTGTTGAAAATATTACTCCAGTTATTTACAGCATTACTGAATGGGTAGAAACCAATCCTCAACTCATGGAGTGGGTTTTGACCATTGGCGGCGGAATTGGTGCGGTGGTCGGCGGTTTGCTGACGTTGCATTCAGCATTTTCGTTTGTTACTGCAGGGCTGTTGCCGTTTTTGAAACTTGGCAAATTCTTGGGCGGTTTCCTTGGTAATTTCCTGTTTTCAGCAATCAGTAAGTTATCTCTTGGTTTCGGCTATTTAATCGGCTATATCGCCAAAGGCGCGATGATGTTCAGCAAAGCCATTTTCATGATGAGCCGAGCCTTGCTCACTAATCCGATCGGCTTATTGATTGCCGGTATTGCGGTTGCCGCTTATCTGATTTATGACAACTGGGGAAAAATCGGGCCATGGTTCGCTGAATTGTGGCAAACGGTTTCCGGTGCATTTTCTTCTGCTTGGAGCAGTATCACGAATTTCTGTTCCGAAGCATGGACAAACATCAGTAATTTCTTCACCTCCGGCATTGGCAACATTACCGCCACAATCCTGGACTGGTCGCCGTTAGGATTGTTCCAGCAAGTCTTTTCTACCGTGCTTTCTTGGTTTGGGATTGATGTGCCAAGCAAGTTTAGCGACTTCGGCAAGAATATGATTGACGGCTTGGTGAACGGTATTAAAAACGCTTGGGAAAGCGCGAAACAAATCGTTTCCGACCTTGGTGATGGCATTAAAGGTTGGTTTGCGGAAAAACTCGGCATTCATTCGCCAAGCCGTGTGTTTAAAAGTTACGGAGTAAATGTAGTGGAAGGCTTGGCAATCGGCATGAATAAATCCATCCCGATGGCTGAAGACGCTTCCGACAATCTTTCAAGTGCGGTCGGTTTAAACGGCGTTTCACACAACACCGGGTTACTTACAAATTATCAACCATTAAACCGCGCAGAAGTCATGTCATCAGCAACTACGCAAGCACAAGGCATTACGGTGCATTTTAACCCGACTATTAATGTCAATGGCGGCGATAGAAACGGCGTTTTAAATCAAGTTGAACAGGGCTTAAAGATGAGTTTAAGCGAGTTCGAAATGATGTTAAAACGCGTGTTAGACCAACAACAACGGAGAGCCTATTAATGTATTTTATGCTGGGAAATGTGGCATTTGAACCCGTTGATTTAACAGATTTCAACGAAACCCACTCGGCAGATTATGCCGAACACGCCGTATTAAAAGGCAAACCGCGTTTGCAAGCTATGGGCGAAAAACTCTCTGAGCTTTCTTTTGCCATTCGTCTGCATCATAAAATCGGTGGCGTAGAAAAACGGTATCAAGCCTTGTTATCTGCTCAATCCAAACAGGAAGCCATGCCTTTGATTATTGGGCGTGGCAAATACAAAGGCAATTTTGTGATCACCGATATTTCCTCTGCGACGTTGTTTACCGACAAGTTCGGCAATGCGTTAGCGCGCGAAATGAATATCAGCCTGCGTGAGTTTGTTGGCGACATGGACGACAACCCATTGGGCGCGGCACTGAATTTAGGCAGTAATTCCCTATTAGGGTCTATCTTGCCGGAAGGCGCGCTGAAAGCTTTATCCGAAGTAAAAGAAACCGTGCAAAAAGGCGCGGAACTGTTTAATCAAGGCAGACAAATTGTAGATGAAGTCAGAAACACCATCGCCATCGTACGTCAATTAGCCGATGACCCGATGGCAGCTCTTGCCTATTTGCCTGGCGTGTTGGGCAATTTAGACGGTGCGTTGGGCAGTTTCGGTGAACTCACCGGAATGTCCGGATTGTTCGAAGGCATTCGTGATGTCTTGCCGGCAATCAGTGAGTTCAGCCAAGAAGCCAACGGTATTTATTCCGATTTAATGGTTATGAAAGACAGTTTGACCTTTGGCAGTCAATCTAACGGCAGTAACTGGGACGACTGGTTTAAGCCTGCGGATAATGCGTTAAGCGACATTAACGAACGCATTGACAATGCTGCCACACCTGTCGCCGCTATGACGGCATGGATTGTTTTACGCGAAGACGAGGACGTGACACATGACACAGCAGACCGTACTTAAACACACCGTAAAACAAGGTGAACGCTGGGATAATCTCGCCTATTACTACTACGGCAACGCACTAGAATTTGCGCGTATTATCAATGCGAATCCGCATATTAGCCTGTGCGAAGTATTGCCCACTGGCGCGACCGTATATATTCCGGTGTTAGACATTAAACCGACCAATAACGAATCTATGCCGCCATGGCTAAGAGGTGGTGATGAATAACGTTCCAATGCCTGATTTCTCCATGCTGTATGAAAAAACCAACATCACGGCAGATATTGAACCACATTTGCTTGAGCTGACTTACACCGACAATCTGGAGGGCGAATCGGACGAATTGACGGTTGCCTTTGAAGACATTAGCGGTAAGTGGATTCGGCAGTGGTATCCAACCCAAGGCGATAAGCTCAAAGCGGCAATCGGCTACAAAGGCGCGCAGCTCACCGACATTGGCGCATTTGAAATTGACGAGGTGGAATACAACTACCATCCGTCCTATATTCAAATCAAGGCATTAAGCACCGGCATTGCTAAGGCAACCCGCACGTTAAAGCCGAAAGCCTACGAAAACACGACACTAAAACAAATCGTCGGCATTATTGCCGGGCGTTTGAAACTGAAAATGGTCGGTACGATTAAACATATCCCGGTGAAGCGCGCAACCCAATATCAGGAACGCGACGTAGAGTTCTTGGCGCGCCTTGCCCGCGAATATCACCACAGTTTCAAAATTGTGGGTGATCAGTTGGTTTTCACCGATAAAGATGAACTGGGCAAAAGCGAAACGGTGGTGACGTTGGAAGAAAAAGACACGATTTCTATCAGCCTTCGAGACCGAATCAAAGACACTGCGAAAGAAGTGGATGTCAGCGGTTATGACGCCAACGGCAAAAAAGTCATTAAAAAACGCAAAAAAGCCAAGGCACTGCGCGAAAACATGAAGCAGGCGCAAAGTGCAAGCGGTGACACGCTGAAAGTGGTGACACGCGGTGAAACACAAGAGCAAATTGACGCGCGTGCTGATGCCGCACTAGCGGAACAAAATGACGACCAGACAGCGGGCAATATCACGGTGATCGGGAATCCGAAATTAGTGGCGGGCAGTACGCTTGCGTTGCGTAATTTAGGTATTTTTAGCGGTAAATACCTGATTAAATCTTCCCGTCACAGTATCGTGCGGGGCGGAGGTTACACCACAAGCCTTGAAGTGCGAATGTTGGAATTTATTCCGGATGATTTGCAAAACACTGGCTTGCTGACCGAAGCGAAGCCATTGGATACACTCAACGGAAAACCTGACTTGCGTTATGTGGATGACCGCTTATTACAAACTAATGCTCAAGATTACGCCTTGGCAAAGCAACAACGCCGTGAAACAGGAATAACTAAATGATGAACACGCATAATTTTGGCGCGACTTACCAAGAAGGCATTGTGTCCGACATTGACCCGGCAAGCCACAAAGTGCGGTGCAAAATTCCTGCGCTTGAAGATTTAGAAACCGCCTGGTTGTCTTATTTAACCCCTAATGCTGGCGGTAATCAGTTTTACTGCTTGCCCGATGTAGGCGAATTGGTCGCTTTGCTGCTTGACGCTCGAGGCGAAGGTGGTTGCGTCTTAGGCGCAATCTACAATGCACAAGACCCGACGCCGACGGGCGACAGTAACATTTGGATGAAAAAATTCAGCAACGGCACGGTAATTAAGCACGACCGAAAAAGTGGCAACGTCGAAGTGTCTGCCGTGGGTGATGTACTGATTAAGTCGCCCTCGAAAGTCACCATTGATTGCCCAGAAACCGAAACTACCGGCAACCTGCTGGTGAGTGGCTCCTTAACCTATATGAAAGGCATGACAGGTAACGGCGGAGGCTCCGGTGCGACGGCAACCATTAACGGGTCGTTAGAAACCAAGGGCGGTGATGTGAAAGCCGACAATATCAGCCTGAAACAACATAAGCACACTGAACAAGGCGATGGCAAACAGACCTCCGCCGCACAGTCATAATTCTTTAAATCAGTTTAAAATCCAGCCCTCTTATAGCCTTGTATCATCAAGGCTATGAACACACAAAACACACTCCTCACAACACACTGGCAACTTGCACCAAGTCTTGATTCTCAAGCGGTGCAAGGCGTTGATGACATTCATCAGTGCATTGACCATATTCTTTCCACGATGAAAGGAACAGATGTGTTACGTCCTGAATTCGGCTCCGATCACTTTCAATATATCGACCAACCGGAAGATGTCGCTATCCCCAATATCGTGCGCGAAATCACGCTTGCCCTGCAACGTTGGGAAAAGCGCATCAATATTGATTCGGTAGACGTAGAAGGCTCCGCCCCACATTTTGAATTTGTTATCCATTGGTCACTTACCGAGGATGTGTATCGCGAAATTTACGCCACGAGGGTCGCTCAATGAATAGGTATGATGTGAAAGTCGTTGATGACAACGTAGAAAGCATTTTACGCGACGCTATTGCGCAGTATGAAAAACGTACCGGCAAAATCTTACAACCGGCACACATTGAACGTTTACTTATCAACGTATATGCATTGCGTGAGAGCCTAGCGCGCCAAGGTATTAACGAAGCCTTTCGCCAAACCTTTCCGCAATATGCCACGGGCTTAGCATTGGATTTATGCGGGGAAACATTTGGTTGCTATCGCCTGCTAGATAAACCGGCACGCACGATTTTACGTTTTAGTATCACAGGCGATCACCCATCCGTTTTAATCCCCAAAGGCACGCGTGTAGCGGTAACAGATGACATCGAATTTATCACACTTAATGATGATGTGATCACTCCATTAATTTCTTATGTAGAAATCGAAGCCGCCTGTAATAAAGCCGGTAAAGTCGGCAACGGTTGGGAGCTTGGGCGTGTAAAAACACTCAAAAGTGCGGTCAATTTTTCAGGTGAAATCACTATCGCTAACATTGATGTGCCAAGCGGCGGTTTAGCGCGCGAAGAAGATGACGACTACCGCAAGCGAATTCTTGCCGCACCGGAAGCGTTTACCAGTTGCGGTTCAATTGCCGCTTACGATTATCACACCCGCGCCGTGTCACAAGACATCGCCGATGTGAATGTGTCTAGTCCACGTGGAGGTTTAGTGCGCATTACCGTGCTCACAAAAACAGGCTTGCCCGACAGTCGGTTGCTTAATGATGTAAAGCAATATGTTAGCCCGGAACGCCGTCGCCCATTGTGCGATATCGTAGAAGTGATTTCACCAACTAAGCGTGATTACCAAATCAATGCCACATTAACGCTACTAGACGGCTACCGCGAAGACATTGTGAAAACCAAAGCCCGTGATGCGCTTCAATTGTATTTATCCGATAAAACCAAAAAACTCGGTATTGACGTTGTGCCGTCAGCCATTATCAGCGCACTGCGAGTTGAAGGCGTGTATGACGTTAATTTAACTGCACCCGCGAAAATTGTAGTGGGTGAAACAGAATGGGCAAACTGCACCGCTATCAATATTGAAGTCGCACCGGAGCGCAGTAATGGCTAATTTGACTTACGCGGACGTGATTGAGCGTGAAACCAAATACAAAACCTTGGCAGATTTAAGCGAGCGCATGAATGCGTTGGATAAAAGCAAGGTGATGACGACTTTGGTCGAACTGCTTGATGATGAATTTATCTCGTTACTCGCTGAAAAATGGAGTGTGACGGGTTACGACGGCGCATTTTTAGCGGAAAACGACCATTCAAAACGAAGTTTAATCAAAGCAGCTATTGAACTGCACCGCTACAAAGGCACACCTTGGTCGATTCGTGAAGTGTTGCGTCGCTTAGGTTTCGGTGAAATTGAAATTGATGAAGGGTTAAAAGCACGGACTTATGAACATAAATTTGTGCAGACCATACCGTTAAGCGATAAATGGGCTTATTACGCCATTCGACTGAATCAACCGATTACTAATGACCAAGCGCAACAACTACGTAAGATTTTACGTAATTTCGCCCCAGCACGTTGCACATTAGCCGTACTGGATTATAAATCCGTACCGCTACGTTACAACAACAAAGCCCGTTATAACGGTAGTTATAACCACGGTTCAAACTAGATTTAAACCTCATTTAAAGGATAGTTATGGCTAATTTAAAAGAACAAGAAAAGTGGGAAGACGGAGTTTATCAAATTGAAGAAAACGACCCTGTGCTTGGCGGTGAGAATGGCATTACAAATAAACCCATTAAACAACTCGCCAATCGTACATTATGGCTTAAAAAGACATTGGAGCTATTTGGTAAGAAATCCGCACCGAAAGATTTAACAGCAGAAAGCACAAGTACGGCTGATGAATCCGGCCATAGTCATAAATTACCGGTAGGATCAACCACTGAGAAAGGTATCTGGCAAGGAACAAGCGATACTGGCATTGATAGTGATGGTTTGGTATTGACAGCTAAAGCCGGTAAAAAACTTGCGCAATTAATAGCTCAATTACAGCTAAATGTTACACAAAATTACATCAATAACAATAAAAAATCAGACTCGGTAAATAGTAACTCGTCTGAAGACGTTGCTTCAAGCAAAGCAGTAAAGACGGCTTACGATAAAGGCGTTGCTGCAAACAACAACGCTGAAGGTCGAGTATCTAAATCGGGCGATACGATGACTGGTAATTTATTACTCAAGCAAGGTGATTATAGTGGCCTTAATGTATATAACAATGATGGCTATTATACTCGACTTGAGGGTAATCCTCACAATGCCAATAACTTATTGACATTTGTTTATCGATCACCACAAGGCGCCAACATAGCCGCCGTAGGTTTTCCCAAAAAAAATGGCACAATCGCTTATATTAATGATGTAGTTCTTAAAAGCGGTGATTCCATGACTGGCATTTTGTATTCTGTTGGCATTTCGTCTAAGCATTATGGGTATGGCGTTTACGCTAATCAATATACAAGCGGCGCCCCGTTTTTAGTTAACGCTGAAGGGTCGCAAGACCGTGATACGTATCATCCATTTGTCAAAGGGTTGGTGCGGTCAAAAGGACGTTATGGCGCTGGATTTTCGTTTGGGTACACCACAAAGCAAGGTCAAGGTGATGGCTTTGGGCGAGGGATTATCCATCTTGTTGAGGATAATGGCTCTAACAAAATGTGGGCTTTCGAGCATAATGGCGACTTTTATTCCGCTGGGGATGTAAGAACATCGAGTGGTAAGTCTTTAAATACTGCTGCCCAATTAAGTGATTTCCAATATCAAAAAATAGGTGACTTTGAGATTCGCCGTTACCCAGATGGCACGATGATTCAAATTTGCGCTGTAAATGTAAAAGAAAATCAGTTAAGTACTAACCAAATCAAAAAGTTTAATTGGGCTGTGGCATTTATTGAAAAACCTATGGTGTGGGTGACAGCTAATGCAACAAATAATGCAAATGGAGCTCAAGTAGATATTGGAGCTCTAGCTGGGATTGTAATATCAGATTGTACACCAGCAATATGTGCTTACCGTACAGGTGAAATTTGGGCAGACAAAAATCACAACCCAACCATGCAATTCTTAGCAATAGGGAGATGGAAATAATGACTATGTACTATAAAGACGGATTTTTTAATGATGATTTCGGTGGTTATGTTCCGGATGGCGCAATAGAAATCGCGGACGAAACCTACCGCACTTTATTAGATGGACAAGCCGCCGGTAAGCAGATTATTGCTAATAAGCAAGGTAATCCAATTTTAGTTGATCCACAACCAAGTGACGCACATGAGTTAAATCTTGATACTTTAACATGGGAAATTTCGGCCGAAAAACAAAACGCACTTTTAACAGAAAAGCGCAACCGCTTAATTGAGCAAATTGACAGCCACGCGGCAACAATTTACAGCACGTGGACACGCTTTGAAAGTGAGTATCGTGAGCGCCAAACAGCAGCGGAAGCGTATAAGGCAGCAAACTATCAAGGCGAATGCAGTCGTTATATCACGGACTTTGCCAAACGTGCAGGCTTAAACAACAAAGCGGCAACAGATTTAATTTTAGTGCAAGCTGCTGGGCTAGAAAAGCTACAAGTTGAGCTGGCTAATCAGCGCATGCGTAAGTATGAGCTCAAAGCACCTAATCTAACACTAGAGCAACTACAATCAATCTATGATGACATCATTAAACAAATGGATCACTTAATGGAGGCTTATAATAATGGCTGATAAGGTTTATTTAGCACTTTATAAACACAAACGTTCTTTTCTTAAAGAACCGCTTAAAGCAATGGCGGACGCAGTAACGCGCTTTCTAACAAAAGGTAAATACTCCCATTGCG